ATTCCATATTGCATTTTTCCTTTCCAAGTGATATACTTTTATTAATATATTTTGAAAATTAGTCGATATTGCCAGTATCGGCTTTTTCTTTTTCCGCATTATCCCGGTAAATTTCATCGAGAATCATGTAATAATCCTCAATTGTTTCGTAATAAATTCCTTCAATTTCGGGCATTTAAACCACCTCCTAATATTTTCTATTAACATAATACTCCTGCGTATTCATCTAACATTGCATTAAGTTCTTCTTTTTTTACTTGAAAATCTGTAAAAAATGCTGAACTTTTTGTAAAATGCTTGTTTTCTTTAGTATGCAAAAATCCATTTGGGATTAGTAATATGTAAGAGTTTTCCAATTTGTCATCTTTATTTCTATTTTTTTCATTTTCTAAAAAAATTACATATAAATCAGCTCTCCCATTACATCTTGCAGTCCAGTGTCTTGCTTTTGATTCCTTATTTCTGCGACTCTTGTAGCACGAACTGAATTTCACGTCTATTGTTATGTTTTTGTACATAAAATCATACTTTGGATTATTTACTTGCCAGTACTTGTTAGCATCCACCGCCTCAGGCACCAGTTTCTGAAAATATTCTTCTGCTTTTCCTCCGAGTCTTGCACTTTCACTTCCATATTTTATTTTATCCTGTATTTTTAATACGCCACTTGATAACAGTTTTATATGTGCCACTAATGTAGGTAAACCACTTTCCTTTACCGCCTGATGGAAATTCCCGCATTCCTTGTATATTTCCACAATATCTTTTTTCATTTTTCCACCTCCAGCCTGTATCCATTTTTTTCCGCCATTTCCAGCCATTCTTTAAAACTTAGAACCATTAAATTTTTCATACCCAATAAGTTCTTTAAATACGATTTTATTGGGTAGAAATGTTGTCTTTCCATAATGAACTCGTTATTTTTATACAATTTGTATTTCATTTTTACCCACCTCCTTTTTTAATTTTGTAGACTTTACCCATTACTTTAACTACATTCAGACCTATTTTTGTTAGTTCCGAGTTTTCAGAAATCAACCTCCTCCTGTTCAGCATCAGCAGTTCAGCTCTTGACACAAGCAGAAGATTATCAATGCTAAGGTTCAGTTTGTCACCATCAGCAAATATGACGGAATGTTTCTCCGGGATAGGCCCGTGAGCCTCTGCCCAAATAAGCTTATGCTTATACTCCCATAAGTTAGGCTCCGCTATTTTGGTTTTTACATAACCGTCAGTGGTTATGATGTCCTCGCCGACATTCATTTTATTGGCGGGTACATTTCCTTTTCTGAAAGTCGTCCTGTTACCTGTTCCAGGAAACTTTTTCCCCTTATTTACAGGAACATGTCCTTTTTCAAAACGGCCTGTCAATCCTGTAGAAATACCATGATTCCCTAATGTTTCCTTGAGCTTTTTTGCGTCTATCTGGCGCTCAAATTTTTTGTTGAACATTTCCACAATTTCGTGATAATGCCTTCCAGGTGCGATTTCCCGGATATAGTCAAGTTCCTCTTTGGTGTAACGTCTCGGTGCTTTTTTAACCATTTCCTATCCCTCCAGCATCTTAGGGAGCTGTAAGTCCGCGTTCAGCCCTTCATCCTTAAGCTTTATCGCCCTCAGGACAGTGTTGGCGTTGTCGATTATGGTGGATGCGACCTTCACGACCGCCTCCGACCTGGCCACTTCCACGTTCAGCTTTTCTTGAGTCATTTCCTCGTCACTGAGACGTTCCAGCTGTGCAAAGAGGTGATTATTTAAATCTTTTAATGTATTCTGCATATCCTTCCTCCTTTAGTCCCATTTTGATTCTTTAAAGTACATCCATGTTATGGCCACTAGTGTTACCCATAGGCCATGCACTACTAATTTAACAGTAACATCATCAGCAAACGATTTTGTCTGATTAAGTATCAGAGCTGTTATAAATATGCCGTACCACACAAGTGCTTTTTTAGTTTTCATTCTTCTTCCTCCCATTCTGCCAGTTCTTCCAGTTCTTCAGATTCATTATTACAATTTTCACACCAGTAGCCCTCCGTATTTCCTGTCCTGCCTCCAGGACAATCAACTATACTTCCTTCGCTGTCTAATTTGCAATTATGATAATTTATTGTCTTTATTACAGTTATATCGTTTATACTTCCACATTTTTTACATTTCCAGCTCATTTTTTATTCACCTCCTTCTTTAATCATATCCGCCGCAATGTTATTTGCCAGCGAATGTACAAGCTTTGTCACGTCGTCCCCGTTCACGATTATCACGGGAAAGTTCCCATATTTCATGTAATGCTCCACAGCCTCCTCGGGTATGTGGTAATCCCATCCGCCCCTTGGTCTTGAGGGGGTAGGAGGTACTGTCTGAATTGCTGTTCCGAACTTAAAGTTTTTCTTCTGCAGTCCCATTCTTACCAGCTGTATTGATTTGTTAATGCGTTCAGAGCATTCTTTTACGGTTAGAGTATTGTTTTTCATATTTCCAAGATCCTTTCGTTTCGATTTTTATTTCGGTGTTTGCGGCTAAACATTTTGGCTTATAACCTCTAAGGATTCAAAATCTATTAATCTTAATGATATTTTTTGAACCTTTTTTCTGTTACAGCAGTCGTGGGAGTATTTTATCTCTATTTTATCTGCTCCTATGACTTCCTTGTCATCAAGAAATATTTTTAAGGGTATTCCTTGACTGTCTTTTAATATCTTGATTTTATGACCTTTGATTTCCATTCCTTAATCACCTCACTTTCTTTTTTTTTAATTCTCCTCTTTGTGCTATAATTTATTTGCCAAAACAACTTATAACAGAAAGGAGGTGCCGCATTATGGTAGCTCATGAAGAAAAAGCTAATAATCCTAACGATTTTGAATCTTTAACAGCTTCTCAAAAAGAAATTCTGCTAGACTGGTGCGATTTAATAGGTAAGATTTCAACTATTAATAAAAAGCATTCGTCATACGGTTTAAAACACATTTTTGAAAAATCTAAAAACGGATTTTATGTTACAAATGGAATGTTTAAAGGAGCAATGCTGAAGCTCGGATATGAACATGAATTATGTCATCCTACCAGCCCTAACTGGTACTTTAATATTTCCGAAAAAGGTATTAAATTTTTAATCCGTCAGAATGAATTAAATAAAAACATTTAATTCTACAGTTTCACATTCCCATAATTCATATGCGATGACACCAAAACTATTTAGATAATCTTTTAGATAAGATTTTCCGGTTTTTCCTTGCATTCCTGTTATAATTATGGGAATGTTCCTTTTTATGGCATTTATGATTTTTTCTTTCTGTTCATCAGACAGGTATTCAGGAAGTTTAAAATTTTTTGGAAGTCGTCTGGGGGTATTTCCATTAATCATATTTTTATTCCGCCTCACTTTCATCAATATTGGATTCCTGGTCTGGGTTAAAAAAAGTTTTTACAGTTTTAAAAGCCAGTTCACTATTTATAAACCGCCTGTTTAAAGAAAATTTATAATCGAAATACTGTCTTAAACTTTTCCATTCCTGCGCAGTTAACCCGTCTGCTGATTCAAGAATGGCTTTTATTTTTTCATCTGACATAATTATCCTTCCTTTTTAAATTTTCTTTTTCGTTCACTTTAAGTGTCTATATTAGGTAAAAAAATTTCAGAGTTTAAACTACTACATCCTAATCCTAATATATCTGATAACTTGTAAGCTTCCTGAACAGTGAATTCGTTTACATTACTTATTTTTAAAGCTAGTCCTTGTGGAGTTATACCCAACTGCTGCGCTATAAATTTGTACTTGAGCCCTTTTTCTTCTATCAGGTTCCTTAATAGTTTTTCATCTACCATTTTTAATCACCTCATTTCTGTTCACTTTAAGTGTCTGAAATTATAATACCATATTGTTTGTTTAAAGTCAACTATTTTTTCAAAAAAAATAAAAAATAGTTGCTTTTTAGTGTCGAATAAGGTATAATCTATTATCATAATAGTAGGAGAAAGACTATGGATATATATGACAAAATTAAACATTTGAGAGAATCTAAAAAGATGAGTCAGGAAGAATTGGCAGAAAAGATGGGTTATAAATCTAAAACATCCATACATAAAATCGAGCAAAAGAAAACAGATATCCCCCTTTCAAAAGTTAAGGATTTTGCAAAAGTTCTGAATACGACACCTGAATATCTTATGGGCTGGGAAGAAAAGAATGAATCTTTCAATCCTTATTTTGTTGACACTTCTGTTCTGACTGAAGTGGAGCTCGAAGAGTTTAACAGAGTTACAGGAGTGAACAAGCAACTGTTCTTCAATGATGTGGACGAAGAACATGACATGGCTCTATTTAAACAGGCGGTAGTCGATTTATTAATTAAGAAGAGAGAAAATAAAAAATAGGTGATTGATTTATGGCTAAAAGGAGTTTTAAGAAACTTGCAGAAAAGCTTATGGAGGAACATGGAACAACTGACCCTTTTAAAATTGCCGAGCGTGAAGGAATTCAGATAATCTACTTGGATTTTAAGGCATGGCTCGGCTTATACACATGTATTGACGGGGTTAAAACTATTTTTATTAACAGTAATATCCCCAAATTTTCGCAGAAGATAGTGTGCGGACATGAACTTGGCCATTCGCAGCAGACTTTCAGGGAGGCTGTGTTCATGAAGGAAAATTATCTCTTTGGAGTGAATAAGCTGGAAACAGAAGCAAATGAGTTCGATGCGACAATTATTTTTTCGGAAGAAATAAATGACGATGATTTGACTGAATTTGATATAAATCTGTTGAACGAATTAAAAAAATATTTATAAAAGGAGTGATTTTATGGAGAGTAATAAAGATGAAGGAAATAAAGCTTGGAATAAAAAATTTTGGTTAGATCTGATAGAAAAAGCAAAAGTTAACCCGTACGCAGTCGGAATGATTACTTTATTTGCCGTACTCACGTTAATTGCGGTTTTAATCTCAGCTGGAAGCGGAAATACGAGTAAATCTACCACAGCAGAAAAACAGATAGAAGAAAAACCAAAAGTAGACACGGATTCTGAAAAAAGAAGAATTTACGAAGAGTTAATTAAATTAGAGGACTATCATTTACCAAGTTGGAATGCTTTATCCGAAAGTTTAGCCCAATCAAACAGGTATGAATCTTATTCGAACGCCCGAAAGTCGGAAGATGTTTTAATCAACGTATGGTCTAAGATGAAGGATATAAAATGCAATACTACCGGGGACAGCACATTTGATGAAAAATGTGAAGAAATTTTAAAGCAGGCTAACAGGGCATATTCGGCAAAACGAATGGCGACCAAAGAATTGATGAAATGGTTGGATGATGACTCGCCTAAAAAACTTTATGAAGCTGAAAATGCTATGGATTATGCCGTTTCAGAGTGGAAATCCTATCAAATGATGTTAGCGAAAAATTTCCGTTAATACCGGGAAATCTCGAGACAGTAAATCTATAAAAATAAATAATCTCGAGACAATAAATCTAAATAAAAAGGCCCTGCGACCAACAGGACCTTGAAAATATGTGTGATATACACGACATACTCTAAC